CCTGCAGTAAGAGTACCTGGTTCAGGTCCACTGCTACCACCAATCAGTAGTTCACCATTGCCGTCCATTTGCTTAGAAGTAAATGCAGTTCCAGCATCATTCATAACAATAGCTGCTTTAGTAGAGAAGCTTGTTGCGTTTGTACCACCCTTATTAATCGCAAGAGTCGATGATACTGTTGTTGCAGTATCAGCATTACCACTTAATGCACCAGTAAATTTATCAGCTTTAACTTCAGAATCACTACCAGCACTTCCAGTAAGATCCATAAATGTAGAACCACTAGTAGATTTTGGATATATGTCAATAAGAGTATATTCATTACCGCCATTAACACTAGTTGGAGCTGGATTAAATCTGAAACGGAACCGATCATTACCACCAAGATCATCTCCAAGCAAGAAGTCCAAGTACCCAGAATTAGATGCACTTCCGCCAGAAACATATCTTATTTCTGCCCAATCACTAGTATTGTAACCACCATCAAACTGAATCCTACCAGTTTGAAGAGTACTATCTTTCATTAACTCGCCTGCTGCATAGTCATTAGTTGCAATACTTGGCCCTCGAACCACTAATCCACCAGCATAATTTCTTCCTTTATTCTCATAAGGACCCATCGTGCTAGCTTTAACTGCATTATTAAAGTATAAATCAACCTGTGCATTTTGTGTAGCGCCTAGCAGTGTTTCGTTGCTATTACCACTTAATACTTTAAACGTTGGTGTTGAAATTTCTAGCTTATCGGATGAATTGATATGACCGCCTTCACCGTCATGAGTCATTGTGAGGTAATCAGTACCACCACCAAATGCGTAGAAACCTTTACCTGAAGCAGTTGTTTTAACATCCCGATTACAATCGATTTGACCTTCGAAGTCATTAGTACCAGTACCGTTTTGATCGATAATACCACTTAGCTTAATATTGCCACCAACATCTAATCTTTCAGCTGGTGCATCATCAACATTAATACCAACATTACCTGCGCTATTAATTACCATGCGATTAGATGTTGATCCAGTACCAAAGCTTATACGGCCCGACGAGCCGTTAAGGGTTCTGATATAAAAATGACCGGCCGAGCATACTATTTCATTATTATCTAAACCAATACCAGAAGCTGTAGTACCAACCAGCAACTTAGCATTTGCCATTGTTGCACCGCCTATCGTACTACCAGTCAGGTTTGTAACGTGTAGTCCGTCATTTGCAGGAGAATCAGTACCAACACCTACTTTACCAGTAGTCGATAATTGACCTGTTACTTTAGCACCAANATNTANAGTTTCAAACTTCTTNNTNGACCNGNNTNCANTTGTNNTGCCATGATATAATTCTACCGCACCAGGACCACTATAAGAAGCAGCTTTTCTAAATCTGATCCATGGGCGTGCATTCGATCTAAATGGATCTGTTGTATTTCGAGCAGCACTACCAATTTCGAAGCCGTAGTCTTCATTCCAGTTTGCAGCAAGATAAGCCATACGTGTTGTATCAATACCAAACTCGATTCTCTTATGAGCTTTGTCCCAAGACTGAGTAGTGGAACTTCCGGAAAGCCTAGACCTTTCATCAATTATCTGTAAGTACGATTCGTTATTATTGCGAGTTACAAATGTAGCTTGAGTAGTACTAGAACCTATCGTAGAACCTAGTTGTGTGCTTTGCGCTAGTATTACACCACCTTTATCGTTACTATTAGTATTAGATAATACAACTTTATTGATAAGAGTAGAATTACCAGTTGCCTTTTGTATTTTAATTTCTGAAGCTGCATCACGTTCAACAATAAAGCTATCAGCTTTAGCTGTACCATTAACATCTAATTTTTCTGCAGGATTAAGTGTACCAATACCAACATCACCTCTACCGGTGATAATCATTCTTTCATTATATACACCGTTATTTGTAACACCAAAGATTAGATTAGAAGTAGCTTCATTGTTAGCACCGTAATCAGTATCATTAACTGTAGCTTGAGAAATCCGAGCAAAATTTGTTCTATTATTTGTATCCTGACCTCTAATATCAATAGAGATTTTGCCAGGATTAGCGCTATAATCACTTCCATGTGCTTCGAATGTAGCTAATACAGTAGTAGTCCCGTTGAAATTAACCCCTCTTTTCAGAACGTGTAATGGAGAAGCCGGAGCTAAATTATAATTAGAATCGGCGCCGCCAGATGGATCTTGACCTGCTGGGAATGCAGCATTTCTAATTACTAAATTACCAGTTACATCAGCAGAATCTGCTTCCATGTTACCGCTAACATTAACACCACCCGATTTCGTTTGAAAAACGTTTTCAGATGCGGCACCACTAGCTACGTTATGATATAACGCAGTGGCTGTTTGAGTTCCGCCTTTAATATAAGTTTTAGTTATATTACCTCTCATACCACCAAGTCTAGCGAATGATACATTACTACTAGTTGCTTGCATACCAACAAAGCTAGTATTACTACTATCAATCATATGTTGTAAACGTTTTTCGGAAGTATTAAAGTGTTCCTGATTAGCATTATTAGTAGTCAATCGAACATCATTAATTCGCAATCTGCTATAGTTTGTTGCGTGAGCAACACGAGAGCTAAATTGTGCAGCAACCTTTGTACTACCAGCTGATCTGCCTAATTTATTACCGACAACGGCAATATTATCCGGAGTATGACCGAGAACACCAACTATATCGGTATCACCAGTAAGAGTTGTTTCTCCTGTAACACCTACGGCACCAGTAATTGTTGTTGCACCAGTAATAGATGTTGATAGAAGTGTCGTAGATCCACCACTAACAGTAATACCATTAGTGTTAACTGTAAGGCCACGAGCAATAATAGAATCTTTATTAATCTCAAGCGCCATTCGATCGGTTATTTCATCAGCATCAGCATGATTACCGTTTAAGAGGAATCTATATTTGCCGAAATTGTTTTTACCTTCTCCACCATCAGCTGTATCTTCAATATAATCAAATACAGCGACAGTATCAGTAATACCAACTTTCATTAGCTGACTTGCGCTGCTGCCGCTACGACTTATTTCGAATGGTTTGGCATTCGTGGCAGTATTAATATGAGTCACACCACTAAGATGTTTAAAATTACCAAGGTCTAATTGACCACTGCTTAGTGTAAGCTTATTTGTACCTGCATTATATTTTAGGCCATTATCACTTCTAAGCTTGCCTTTGCGGCCTGCGGCAGTATTAGCATCAGTGCCATGAAACAACATTCTGTATTCTACATCATCGTCAGCTTCAGTCGAATTGAATATTTGATTAGCTGACATTGTATCGCCTTGAGCGACGATTGCACCTTGCTGAGTATTAGTACTAACTGCACCAGCAGTACCACCACGAGTTAATATGAATTGATCATATTCTTCATTCCATACAATTGCTGCTTCATCTACTTGCTGCTTAGCTGTACCGGTATTACTTGCACCAGCACCTGTTGCTGTAAAGACTGTACCTGCAGTATTATTATCTGCACCCAATGCGGTAAATCCAGTACCGCTTACAATCTTATATCGCAAACCGGCAACAAGTTGAGTGATATTCTTAGTTGTATTAAATCCTCTATTAATAACAAACTTAGGAGTATCACTACTAGCAGGTACTGAATCATCTTCAGTTCTTAAAACAAGAGCATCTCCAGTAATTGTTGTATTAGATACTGTAACAGAGTTATTTGTACCAGTTACATTTAGTATTCCTGGAATATTAAGAACACCATGAACGGTAGTGGTTGTATTAGATCCACCAAGTGTAATTGTACTACTTGCAGCATTTCCGCTGACAAGGCTTACGTTTCCAACAGTGCTGAAGGTTCCACCGACCGTAGTATTACCAGTAACACCTAAGGTTCCACCAATACTACCATTACCTCCAGCAGTAATATTAGATGTAACATTAATACTATTATCTAAACCTAATGTTATAGTTTTTACACCACCAACATCAGATACAGCCGATACAATATTATTTGCTGTACCAGCAATATCAACTGTACCAAGTGATTCCACTGTTTGAGCTGTTCCAGAATCTCCTTGAAGAGTAAACGATCCGAGGAAATCGGCCATATCGACTTCTGCAATACCTGCAATTCGCCCTTGGCGATCTATATGAATTTGAGGAATCTTAGCAGTTGTACCCCATGCAGTCAAACCGGATGTTGCACTTGATCCAGCTGGGCCAGAACCACCACCTGTCATATCAGTAGTTGTATTGTTTAATGAAACGTCAAAGTTATGATTTGTAGAATCCCATGTAACTGTCACATTAGACATGCTATTAGCAACATTAGTTGTACCAATACCGAATAGACGATAAGCATTCTGGAAATCAAGGTTTGGTTCAGTATAAGGCTCAGCAGTAGTATTTGATTCAAAACCTTTTACTTCCCATGCAAGATCATTTTGGTTATTACCAATACTTGGATTAGTAGCACTAATTGACTGTTCCTTCCATTGGAAGAATGCATTAGTATCAGCTTGAAGAGCCACATCGGTAATGCCAGTTCTTTCAATTTCTAAACCAGTACCGGTGCGTGCCGAAGGCTCTAATCTTAAGAAAGTACCTACAATATTAAATGTTCCAGCTGCATCGGCAGTCATTTTAAGAGTTGCCGCACTATCACTTAAATCAAGTACTGTATTAGGACCAAATTTTAATGTAGTAGTTGCAGCACCAACACTTGGATCAGGACAATCAAAATCAATATCACTAAGTATTGTTTGCTTAAGATCTGAAACTTTATCTAATTTACCAGTTGGTTGTTGAGCTGCTACATTATTAACTGTAATAGTTGCAGCACCTGTTCCATCTACAATTTCTTTAATAGCCGCAGTAATATTAGATGATGTAGTACCTAGGTTACCTGCAGTTACGTCACCAATTTCATCAGTAATTTCTTTAATTGCTGGTACTAACGTAGCTACAGTAGTACCCATTGTTGTTGCATTTATTTCCTGTCCAATACGAGCATCAATCGCGTTAATTGCATTTACAACAGTAGAAACATCAAATCGTAAGGTATCACCACTATTAATTGTTGAAACAACATCTGTATCTACAATAATATTATCAGCATTAACAGTTGTTACTTTAGTTCCGGCTGCAATACTTGAAGTACGACCAGTTTCTATATTTAGAACCGTCATACCTGCTACGATACCAGTTGTATCTGCCAATGTAATCGTTCTTTCTGAAGCATCAACTTCGGCATCAGTATCTTTTTGGACTCGAGTATTGATTGCTCCTAGGTTAGCAGCAGTAGCAACAGGATTACCAATTAATCCTTGAATTTCTGTAATACCAGTGACTGCACTAGTAGCTACATAACCAGTTGCATTATTGATATTAGTTACATCACCAATATCACCTTGTATTTCAAGTACAGCCGCTGTTAAATTAGTTGCTGAATAACCTGTAGCTGCAGCCAGAGTGACACCACTATCACCAACACCACCAATATCAATTCTTAATTGTTTAATTGCTTCTGTGAGAGTTTCATTACTACCACTATTAACTGCGTTACCAATATCAGCATTACCGATTGCAGCAGTAATACCATTAATTGCTAATTGAAAATCTGTACTAGCATATACATCTGATCCTGTGGTTGTATATAAATCTGCATGGAATGGCGATGCAGTTAGTAGACTTTGTTGACCAAGATCAGTTTGAAGTTCGGCAATAGCATTAACGACCGTTGTAGCTGAAAAATCAGTTTCGTCATTTACATTTAAAGTAGCAATTGTATCTGTAAGATCACCAGTACCAACAAGAGCTGTTTTTAGTTCAACTAATGAATCAGTAATTCTCGCGCTATTAAAATCATTATCTGCATTATTGAGTGAAGTAACATCACCCATTAAATCTTGAATTTCTAATATTGAATCAATAACGTTTGTTTTACTATAACCAGCCAAATTAGCTAGGTCAGTAATTGCATTTTGAATTGTGGCATCAGTTGTTGCATCTGTACGAGCATTTGTAACTGCGGCAAGAGCTGCTGTATCACCAAGTAACGCTTGTCTTAATTCCGTTAACGCTGATACTACTGTCGACTCAGAAGCTGTTCCAGCCGCAGCATTTCTAAATCCACCAATACCATCAGTCTCTTGACCACTAGTATCGTTATATGCAGTAGGTGTAGCATTTAAACTATCCGGATTTCCAAGCTCAACATGTATTTTATCGACTGCTGAAGTAATTGTATTTGCAGCACCAATACCACTTATACTTACATCACCAAGCATTCCTTGAATACCATGAATAGCAGCGCTTAATGTTCCTACGCTTGTATTATAATTCGTTCCAGCAGCCAGTGTTTGTTCACCAATCTCATCATGTAATTGTTTAATAGCACCAGTAAGGGTATCATCGCCTGTACCAGCTTTAATATTTGCAATACCTACAGTTGTACCAATATATGCTTTAATGTTATTAATTGCAGCAACAATAGTAGAAGGAGTATCGGTAACATCACCAAGAGTATTTTGATCGAGTCCTGTTCTATTACCAACAATAGTTTGTAATTCAATAACACCGTCAGTATTTGTAGTTGCAGCGAAGTTAGCAGCAGGTGCAACATTAGCAGACAATGCGGTTTGACCATCATCAATATCACCAGGACATACAAGAGTTCTTAATTCAATAAGAGCTGTTGTAAGAACTTCGGTATCAAATCCGCCAGCACTTGCCGAACCGGTTGCATCTAGTGTTGTTACATCGCCGACTTCATCATGAAGCTTTGCAATTGTTCCAGTAATTGTTTCACTAACACCAAGATCATTAATTGCAACACTACCAATAAAGTTTTTAATTGTTGTAATTGCATTAGTTAAAGTAGAAGATGTATTGGCTGTAGCGCCTAATGCATTATTAGATAGATCAGTATCACCAATGAAATCAACTACGCTTTTAGCTAAACCACTAATTGTTGATACGTTATTAGGAATTAGGTGAGTATTATTACTAAAGGTAGGAATAGTTGCAGTACCAACCATATCTTGCAATGAATTTAGAGTTGTAACTATATCTTCAGTATTAATAGCTTTTCTTTGGCCACTAGCACCAAACTCAGCTTGAGTAGCATTAGATACTAAATCTTCAACTTTACCAATATCATCTTGTAATTCTACAATCGCATCAACAGCACTTGAAAATTCCAATTCATATGATTCACCAGTTTGTGCTGGAGTATTTAATCGAATAATAGAAGCAAATGTATTAGGTATATTGACATCAGCTGCAGCAATGGTATATTTACTACTACTGATAGTAGCTGGACTGCCGCCTATTGCATCTGCAGTTGTACCTCTTAAATTTAACGATGGACTAAATACACCATCTATATCGTATAATAGTATTCCGCCGTATGATCCTAATCCATAGTTACTAGATGAAGTTATTGCTAAAATCTTTGCACTAAAAGATGCGCGATTAGCACCACTTTCTTGGTTGTTATTTGATGTTTGATAAATACGCTCGCCTTCTAAGTATGTAGCAGGTATAGTGCTTACAGCCTGAGAAAATGGAATAGCTCCCGTAATCTTCGGTATATGGAAACCATTTGGTTCACTAATACTTTGTTCTAATCGTGACACGCTATTACTTGAATCTGTTTTATATACTCGAACATAACCAACATCTAATGATCCAACAATTTGTCTCACAATATTATTTGCAGGTACTTGTTGTGCTGTTGTTGAATAATTAGTGGCTGAACCCAATATTAAAGTAGGATCAAATATACCTGTTGCATTAGTAATAAGAAGCTTTTGTAGGCCATTTGAACTATTTTTAACAACACCGACTATTTCCGCGCCAAACACTCGGCTGTTTGAATTATCATTTCCAACATATTGCTCAATAGAAGATCCTACTGTAAAATCAGTAGGTGTAGTGGGTGTTCCGGTAAAAACAATATAACCAGCAGTCATATCTAGCTTTTCATCTGGAGATAGATCAATTCTCATACCAAGATCGTTAGAACCATAAGATTGATCACGAATAAACTCTTCGGATGAAGTAATAGTTTGACCGGCCGATAATGTTAATGCAGCATTGGTAATTTCAACTGAGGTATCTGCAATCGCCGTAGTACCAGCATTTGCGTTTTGACCTTCTACTATAAATCCAACTTGAGGTACAACCCAATCTGCATTAGGAATATCTAATTCTATAGAAAATAAACCATTTGGAGTTGTTCTTAGATCAACAACTGTTTCTTCTACTACGTTATAACTTTGTAACTTATTTAAATATTTAATAAATGCTTTTACATTATATCTAGAATGTAAAGTCATATTTGGTGTTACTGTACCGGAAAATGTTGCAGTTTTACCTTTTAAATCATTATTTTCAAGGAATGTAAAATGATCAATATAGTAACCACCGTCGCCATTATCTCGCGGATCGAAGCCGGCAGATTTACCGTGAGTATCAAGCTCATAAATCTTTGTATTAGGCGCTAATGTAATATTACCATTTGCCGCGACAGAAAATTTTTGAAAAGGTATTTCATTAGCAGATCCTGGATTCAAAACACCATTACTAACTTGATAATCAAGATTTCCAGTTGTTATTTTATCTCCTCTACTGCTCCCTGCCCCAGAATTAACTACAGTATAAAAAGCATTCCAACCTGTCCAACCAGCTGAAGATCCGATGTCAACATTATTTTGTACTACGGTATTTGCAACCTGTACAACCTTAGCCTGATCAGTTAGTCTATTTTCTTTATCCAAAGAGTCGGCTTGTTTATTACCGTCACTTGCAACCGGACCTAAATCAAACGATACTTTATTAGTACCACTTCTCCACTCTTCAAACGTTGAGGATTTTGATATTCTTGTTTCTTTATTTTCTGCCATTATTTACTCACTAGTTGTTTTAATAAGTTTTTAATTTCTTCAACATCTGATTCGAGCTTATCGATTTTTTCAGCTTGTTGAGCATGCTTTTTAGACTCTTGAATCTGTCTTAATCTTGCATTATAAGCAGATTCATTTATATTTATAATCGCATCAGAGTTACTATCTCTAACTAATGAAGGATTATTTTCAACCTTTTGATAATCTTTCATATTATGTTGCAGCAATAGCTCTAAAGTTTCTTACCATTGGAATATTAGATGAATCTTTACCTGATAATACGATCTTTAATGCAAAGGTTGTAAATCCACGCCACCCTGGACCTGATCCTGGATTAATAATCCATTCTACGTTATCAAAGCCAGATTCTATTGATATATTATTTTCTGGTTGAGCGTATGTCCATGGCAATAAATCAAACGATGCATCTGGATTAGGAGAAGTTTTATAGTATAAAGATACATTAGAATCAAATGCTCTTAATACATTAGCAAGAACTCTTAATTCATTTGCGCTATTTTCTAGTCTTACTGTTTTAGTTATGTAATTATTTATATCATCGCAACCGATCGGTGATGCATTAGGAACATAGAATCTTCCAGCACCAGCGCTATTATTATAAAAACTATTTTGAGTAGTTGCACTTGAAGTCACAACTTGTCCAGGCTGCTGAGATACATCTTCTACTGTTTTATAATAAGTGTTTCCTTCATTATATGCGGAAGGATCACTTATTCTATTTTGAGTTGCATATAAAGAGAATCTACGTGCATCAACTACAGGTGATATAAAGCTAGAATTATTAGTAAATGCAAGTGTGAGACCAAATGATTTTTGATTAAATACAGAGTCAATTGTATCTTCCATAAAGCTTTCATTCTTAGGAGATGCTACCAAGCATGGAAATTCAAGGGAATGATTTTTATTTAATGAAATTATTGAACTAGAAACATCATTATAATCAAGCTGCTGACCAGTACGTGACCTTTTATCTCCATCCATTGAACGGCCTGCTGTTGCTACAAATGATGCTGATATATTTGTACCATTGGGCTGGAAGTTCTCATTATATACATATAAATTATTAAACTGAGCATTACCATTTGCAAATACTGTACTACCGCCGCCTTTAATATCTAAAGTAGCTGCTTGACCTGGAACAGTTATACAATATGAATCATGCTCAATATCATGTACCTGATATCCAGCTGCAGTATTTAAATTTGCTGCAGTAAGACCATTTTCATTAACACAACCACTTAATACAACCTTACTATTATCAGTAGTACTTGGTGAACCTTTCTGGTTACCGCTGTACATACCATGATTTTTATGACGTATTCTAATTACAGTTGTACTACCAGTTGGCTTAGAAATATATGTAAATGGATTTGTTTCTAGTTTATCAGCTTCAAGATCGTCATTTACAAAGTTAACTTTATAGTTTACAGCATTACTATTTGCATTTATATCAAAATTAGCTCTGTAAAGATTAAACTTTAAATCTCTTAATTGGTGTGGTGACCAAGTAGAAGCATTTTGAGATGTAAAAAAGACACCGTTATATGGCTGCCTAGTAATCAATGCTGGTTCAGTAGCACTACCGGTAATATCGAATCGTCCAGTTTCAGAAAAGAATACTTTCCAAAGCTCTGAAGATGCAATTAATACAATAGAATACTCAGTTGCCTCAGATAAGAAAACTGGATGTTCGAAATTAATAGGACATGCTACAGTAGCGTCATCTGTAATATCACTTTGATAGCAGGTATTTTCAGCTCTAGCGATACCAGTAGTATCTCCTGTAGCTGCACCAGCTGTAGCATGTGTACAAATAAATGAATCACCAACTTCTGGGTCTACACCATGTTTATCACCATTAGGACCGGGTTGATTTGCAATCCAGCCACAATTACTCCATTGAGCATTACCTACGCTATGAATTGTGTAGGTATCACCTACGACCAACTGAGACGCATTATGACCATTCGTTTGAGAATTATAATAGACTGTTACATCAGAACCTGGAACAATTTTTTGAGTTGGTATACCATTTTCTACAAGTCGTAAACTTACTCGAAGTGGAATACTAGTTTTTTCTCCATTACCGCCAGTTTTATCGGCACCTGCAACAAATAAGTCAAGCTTAGTTGTAAACATGCCACCAGGCTGATCACATATAAATGTTTGTGCTAATGGATCAATATATTGTACTCGTTGAGCTGTTTTAGTTACTGGATCTTCGTGAATTGTTTGTGAATCAGCTAATTGTGTAGTTTCAATTCTTGGCACTCGTGTCGAATATATAGTTTCTTCTAAATGCTGAATTGCACCAGCTGCGTAATATGTTGCTTCTGCATAAGAATTTTCAATTTCAGTATTATTTGAAGGGTCATCTGAAATTCTAAATTCACGAGTGCCATTTTTAAATCGAAGTCCATTAACATTATTCGGTATTCGGAATTTACCAAATAATTTACCACCAGCATCTGTTATTAAAGGTCCATTTCCTACTAAATTATCTTTGTTATATAAAGATGCTGTCTTTACAGCTTCTTGCTTAGACCACTCAACAAAACCATTTGGACCATAATCGGCAGAAACTAATTCACAATACTGACTAACATCTACTCCATCAAAGAAAGGATAAAATTTCGTATTAGGTTTCAGATGTTCAGCTCTAAAATAAATATCACGGGGGCGCATAAACGGAACGATTTGTGTTTCAACTACTTTTGTACCTTGTGTTTCAAGCTGAGTATCAATTACAACATCGTTTCTAAACCCGTCTCTTGTTTGATCATGGAATGTAACTTCACTAGTAGTAGTTTCTTCAACTAAAATTCTCATACCACTATTATCATTTAAGCCCGTATCCCACCACTCACCATTAGTATCATTTATTAAAGAATTAACATCGATGTGTTGATTGTTATATGATTGCCAACCAGAATTATGCTCTCCAGCTTGCCAATGATCCATTAGTGAGCCAGTAGAGGTAGCCATTGCTCGAGCAGCACCGTTCTTATCAACGTTAGAAGTTTCTAACTGAGTGCTAGATGTTGTAGAATCTCCAACATTAACTCCAGTGTGTTGTGTTTCCCAATGATTCCAAAAAGTACCAATAGCATTATTTTCTTCTAATTGTGCAAGTAAAGAATTATAAACACCGACCTGATCAACTACTACATCTGGGCGATGAACAGTATCAATCCATTCATCACTGTCTGGAGATAAATGCATTACTCCGCCCCATGTAAAGATATTATATGGATTGACTTTAATACTATCAGCTGCATAAGGTTGTTCAATGAATGCAGTGTTTGTATATGGTAATGTATATATCGAGTTCTTTTCTACAATCTTAGATTGTTTAGGTTCGGTGCCTATACCCGATGCTCCTTTATCATTTGCATATCTACGTAAAAGAATATTTCGAGTATTTGTATGTGGTCTTAAAACACCAGCAGCACGATCAATAGAGTTTAAATAATCCGGATGATTGACATTACCTTTATTATGTCCTTTAAATGAATCAACAAAAATTCCATTTTTAAACATAGGGTTGCCAGTACTATCTGTCATGTGATGATTAGTTGCTGCAGACTCTAAGAAATTTAAAGAGGTATAATATTCTAATTTTTTAATACGATCATCAAGCGTAGCAATATCTTTCATTTGATATCGTTTATAATTATGGGTTTCAACTTTAAAATCTTTTAAAGGTAATTGACGATACATATAACCTTTTAAACTAAGAGTAAAAAGAGTCATAGCATTTGCTCTATCTTCAGGCACAGTAGGAATTAAACCGGCTTTACCCTGGATCACTTTAAACGAACCATCTCTATTAACGATAATTTTATCAATCCTAGGTAAATAAAATTCCATATCAGAAACTACTCTTTGACCTTCAGCTGGTGATCTCCCCTTTATAGCACCAGCACCAGAACTAAATTCTTTACCTAGAGTAGGAGCTGAAGAGCCATTTGTAACAGCTTTAATTGGTCTAAAATCAATAGAATCTCTTAACATTACATGCTTATAGCTTTTATTAAAATTCTCTTTTTCAGCTGCTGCACCACTTCCAGTAAATGAATCAACTGTAAAATAATCACCTGCACTATGACTATAATATTTAAACTTAATTTTTAAATTAGCGATAACAGCACTAGCACTTTTTGGAATTAATTTAGATTCATCATAAAATGCATCTCTTTGGCCGTCATCAAACGTAAATTGATTTAAAATATTATTAAAAAACGTTACATTTTGACCACTAGCTGATGATGGAAGTGGTCTACTTAATGTTACTACTGCACCAGTTACTGCAACAACTTGTCCGTAACTTACTGGCTCAGCTGCAGATTCATCAGTGGTACGCTTTACGATTTGCATTCCTGGTATAATATCCGTATTTGCTGAAGATAAAGTAAGTTGTGAAGATCCAGCAGCACCACCACTAGCAGTCACAGAAGTTCTAATAGCAGTCTGTTCATCGTATACATAATAAACTTTTTGAACATCTGCTTTATTTAATAAAATAGGCGAATGACCATCAAACCCATATCCATTAAAAGGAGAAGCTGCAATATTAGAGTAAGCTCTTGTCCTAGTTCTTAAAGAAAGATTTCCAGATGGATCAGTATGTGGTTTTTCAATTGTGAAAATGATATTACAATCAGTATCATCTTCACCACTGTTTAAACCAGAAGCAATTACAAGACTACTACCAGATTGTGACGCATTAGTAATTAATGTTGCACCAGCTGCATCATCTTGTGTTAAAAATGCTGTTGAACCTACTAAAGTTTCCCCCGAAGCAAAAGCATTTGCAATTGTTACACTAACATTCGAGTTCGAAGATTTATCAAATTTTATTTTTTTCTTTAGCTTAACACGAGGAACTTCATTGTTATGAGATCCCATGTGTTTAACCGAAGTATAAGGCATTGGGAATACTTGAATAGTTGCTGGACCATTACGTGAATTAGTATATAGTTTTCCTACATCAATGGAATTAAGCTGAGCTTCAAAATCTGTAAGGGTAGCATCACTAGTTGGGCCTGATGTAAGTTCATGTAATTGATCAATTCTTTGAACATCTTGTAAAGATTCTGATGTAATATTTACATCAAATACATGTAATCTCATAATGCTATTATTAGCACTAGCTGGGTGTTGCTCGATCGAACGTACACGACATGTACCTAATCCTAATCGAGGAGTATCTAATTGAAGCTGAGTAGTAGAACTACCACCAAATTGAGCGGCGGGAACTGTTACATCGTATGATGTAGTATATCCAGTACCACCACTAAGAATTTCTACTTTTACAGAGCCATCGAATAAAACTGTTAATTCAAATATAAGACCAGTACCGGTACCAGTTCTTGTAAGAGTTACAGTGCTAGTAGTACCATCGGCATTAGTACGTTTAAAATTATTACTGGAATTAGCATTAAGTTGTTCGTATCTTATTTTTTGATTAGTATCTCTATTTGCAGTCGGTCCTGCACCAGAAATAGCAGCAAAATGACAAATTGCATCACTAGTACTACTAGATTTTTGTAAAGTAGCAATAGTAAAATTATTAACATCTGGCATACCCTTTACAGTACTAGCATCAATTTTAAAATAATTGCCGTAATTAATTTCTCTTTCTACATCAGTAATAGCTAATGTTTCTGTTCGAGGTTTTTCGATTGATATATATCTGGTTTTTAAGTTTTGCACTCTAAAACCTTCGACATACATTGTATTAGGTTGAATACCAAATGCAAGTCTATTTTTACCAAAAGTCATTGCATCAGTAGTATTATTTACCGTATCTTCGTCTGATTGGATAGTAGTTGCTGTTTTAAACCCGTTATTTCCACCTTCGTTATTTAAATATTCTCTTACTTCATATTTAAATGGCTCAACACTGTAATTTCCAGATTCTTCTTGTGTCCTGCGCGCAAGTCTTCTAGTTAGTTCGGTTGTATTATTTGGATCACCACTAGACTTATTTGAAGCAACAACACCATTTTCAATTGTCATTAATAGAACATAAGTAGAAAATTCTGAGTTAGGAGTAGAATTTTTTGTTGACTTTATCAATTTAGTGCTAATTTGATATCTATCAGCTCCAGGCGCTGATAGGTTTGTAGTACCAGCTGCATTGTCATTTAGTGTTGAATCTGTAGCAGAATTAACAACTTTTTCAGAAACCTCTAATCCAACAAAATGTGAAGGAGTATTGGTATATTTACTTAATATAACTGCCTGCTGTTGTACATAAACGAATGTACCTTTAATAAAATATACACCTTCTTCAATATTAACAGCAGATCCTTTACCAACTGCTTCAGCTGAAGTTATTTCAGAATCGTTTGCTGTATCTGAAACGAAAGTGCCACTTCCAATATAATTACTAGCAGTTGCAGTAGATGCACTTCCACCAGCAAGAGTATCGCCATTACCAAACCCACCTACACGAGTTTTCTTTGTTGTAATTTCGGCGCCATTTGGATTTAAAAGCTTAATTATTTCACCAGGTAAAAACGTCTTATTATTACCACCTTGCGTTACATCCGAAGGATCAGCATCACCTTTAACATATTGCAAATAAAGAGTAATAGCATCACCGGTCGGATCATCTAGAATACCATTTTTAGTAGGGTCATTAACATCAGTACCAGCAGCGTTAATTACTTGAAGCACCTTAGCTCTTACACCACTCGTAGCACCTTCAATAATACTATCTTTATAATCTCCCATATAAGAAGATGTGACGTATGCATCGCCACTAGTCGTAAATGTATCTTCTACTTTAATATAATCATAGTTTACTTCAAGAGAAACTTTACCACCTACAACACGAGATCCGTCGGTGAAGCTATATTGACCATGATAATCAATCTGACGCTGTATGGCAGTTTGCATTTGTGTAAGTTCGCGCGCTTGTACGGCAACGCCAGGTTTAAACAATACTCGATGATAGTTTTTAGTTTCATCGAAATCATCTAGAGTATACGCACTATTAGGATTCGAATTTAGTGTTGTAATCGCCATATTTTATATTTCTCTTATTAAAATTCTATAATTAATTTAACATCTTCAATTTGAGATGTACTTCTTTGAATTGGATCTCTATTTTCTAAGAAAAGCATTTCACCAGATCCGCTATTAAAGCTTAACTCAGGATCATTAATAGCAATATCATCAGCCCCTGCACCAGCAGTAATAGCAAAGCCATCTTGCTCTTGTCCACCAGTTTTAATCACCATATCATCAGTAGCTGATGGCTTTACATAACCGGTTAAATCGTTTTGGAAATAATAAATTCTTTTATTAGTTGTATCTACATTAACTATATATCCTTTAAAACCAGCTGTAGTTTCAATTACATAATCATTGGCTTGAACAGCTAATGCTAAACTAATACCTTTTGCTGCATAATTAGTATTACCACTAATTCCGCCGTTATTAGTATGTACGGTATCATATGAAATATATTTTAATGCATTTATTGCGCTTGCTGGATTGGTAGAAATTGCACCGCCAACAAGAGGATTTCGTATAAGTGATATTTGTCTAAAGTCTTGGCTATTAGCAATTTGGCTATCAGCTGATCCACTTATTTGTACATTAATTCCTACATAAAACCCACCAAGTTCAAATACGGGATCACAACCATGGCCACCTCCAGCGACAGTAGCATTAAATCCAGGCCTGCCACGTGGAGAAATGATTGGAATATATTCAGCTCCAGTACCTGTTCCACTATGACTAATAGTAGCTTGGGCGACACTAAAGTCAGCCCCAACATCATCGGACTGATCAGTTGCTAAGCTGCCACCAATAATAATATCACCTACAAATGAGTTATTAGAAATATAACTTGACTGCACATTACCTGGGGTAACGCATTCAGAACCGCTCGGCGCATCACCTGTAACACTTAACGTTACACCATTACCATCATTAGGATAACCGCTACCGCCACTTATAAGTTTCAATCTTTCAATGCCACCAGCTGTGCTTAATGCTCGTGAAGCAGCCTGTGAACTTTGTTGAGCAAATCTAGGATCAGTTGATAAAAAAGCTCCAAATGTTATGACATTACCATCTTTCAGTGTCACAGGAGCCGATGTTGTAATTGTTTTACCACTAACAGATAATACTGTTGTATCAGTTGAAATGGTTGGGCCCGCACTGCCAGTTCCAGTAGTACCAGTAATTACCTGCCCAATAGTAATCCTAGGATTTTCATTATCAATTATAAATGTTGTTGAAGCAGTAGCATTAGCAGCTACTGTGCCTAGGGTCGATTCGGTTAAAGTTTTAACAGGCATATAGGAATTTGTTAGGAACTTTTCTGATTCAGATGCTAGAATAGTATACATGTATTTCCAGCGATAACCATCATTTGTTGCAGTAATGTTTTCATCAATATGAGTTGGAACATCAGATACACCACCTGCAACCGGAGCAGCAATACACTTATAAACTTTAAAGTCTGAAGTTAGACAATAAAATGCTTTATCAAAAATAGCTGGATCAGTTGAATCCCATGCAACAAATTCGGCACCTGGAAACCAATCATATCTTGGTACAACATGTGATATATCATTATCAGTTACTAATTTCATACCTATCATCTGTTGACGGGCTTCATTAATAGCGTCTAATGTATCTGTGGGGGTGGGTGCATCTTCATCGCTTGTATTAGCTGTAGTAGTACCTCCCCATGGACTAGATTTACCTAATCCAACATAGATATTACTTCTATCGCCTTGTATTTCTTCTACAAAAGCTGCAGCATTAAGTGATCTAAAATTTCCTGATATAATTGCGGCCATGATTCTTTCCTATAGTATTTTATTCGTAATTGCATCCGATAAACTAGCTTGTGCGTTTATATTATTTATACTAGTTCCGTCAGCTGTTGAGTTGTAAATATCTTCGATTGTAATATTATCGAAGTCGTGTATTTGATAATTTCCTTGAAATTTCTTTTGTCCTAAAAATGAAGGATTTTCTTTAGCCATGTTTTTGCCAAATATATTTAAAGAAGATCCCATACCAATATGATTTGTACAATAATAGAATAATGTATCTGGTGCTTCTGGAGAAATTTTAATTTCAGTATATGCGCCTTCTTGACCTGGAACTCCAACATAGACTACATTAATTGTATATTCTTCAGCGCCTGCAGTATGTATTCCATTCTCGAATAAAGAAAGTCTAAATGGATGATTAGTATTACTAACATCACTTTGTATAAATCTATATGTAGCTCCACGAACTAATGTTAATGATACAGCTTCAACAGTATTAATATAAAAGGCATTACCAGTACCATTACTTTTAGCACTAACATGTACATTATATTCATTAACAGGCATGCGATTTTTACGTTCATAATAATCATTTTCTGGTAGTATTGATCGAATTTCTTTATCATGATTAGCTGGAATAATCTTTTTGTGCATATAATCTGGTGCACGTTTTTCTTCAATATTTGATACTAATATAGTTGCATCATTTAAATATCCACTACCTGGGTTAGTAATCGTATACCCTGTAATTCTTCCAGTTATAGGATTTCTTGTAAGCGTTGCTGTTGCTTGTACATTAGTTGATAACGGATCTCCATTTGACTCACGGGCATTAGGCGCAGAAATAGTAATACTAGGTGTTTGTGTATATGTTTTCTTATTTAATCCTACTAAATCAAGACCTAACGTTGTAGAGTTGAGTACACCAATTTTGCTAAATACTCTTTCTTGGTCTCCTGATAAGCCTTCATCGGCACAGTCTTGAGCAAGGGTTTGAATGCTTATTAATGTTGATCCTAATATATACCCGCTACCACAACTCGCGACAGTAAATGAAAATTCTGCACTACCTGAACCTAGTTGACCTGCTGGTATTGTAATACGTTCTCCAACTTCGTAATTATTACCGGCTGTTGTCGAAGTAATACTTAAAATACTTTTATCTGACCCTACTTCAATTGTCACTATACCGGCAGCACCATTGGCAGATGATCGACTTCCACCAGTTGTAATATTGGTATATGTCTCTGCAGTTCGCCCAGAGTCGATTCCAATTTCGCCGATATTAAATGAATTATGAGCACCAAATATCCTTATTTTTGTTACTTCACCCTTAGTATTTAAAATAGCTGCTGCAGTCGCGCCAGATCCAGCACCAGATAACGTTACAGCAGGATTAGAAGGATAACCAAATCCTGGCTCTGGAATAGATATATCTATTAAGCCACCATTAGTTGAAGTAGGCTTCATTGATAACTTAGCATCTTTATTCGGTCTAGCAATACCAACAATACCAAAGGTAGAAGCAATCGCCTCGACAAGTAGACCTATATCCTCTATGCCAATATATCCTGGTTGTATACCTGGCATAGAAGACATTGTTTTACGAAATGCTGGTGATGCACTATATGAATTTTCATATACTTGTGTATCTTGTCCAATTCCCACCGTTGTATCAGATTGAGTATCTCCTAATACATTACGTACAGCCTGAATGATAAGTAATACTTCGCCAAAATATTTAAATCCAGCTGGATGAACTAATTTACTAAATGGTTCGCTCCATTGTGATATATTACGAGCAACTTTTACGACATATGAAAACTTTTGATAAAAATCCGAATCATGTACTTTCTGATTTTTTTCTGATAAGAATCCAGCATTAGTAGTATAATTACCACTTAGTGCTGGTCTATCGTATGTTCGAACATATCCTTTTTGATTGCCTGTAGCATCTGGTTTACCGGGTGCACCAACCACCAAATAATTTTTATCTATTTCATCTGATATATCAATAGCAAAACCATAATTAGCATTCTGTATAACAGGATCGCCTCTATATTGAAGCTTTGGATTCCAAACTTCTAAATCTTGATCAAATTCATAGTGATATATTTTACCATTATCGCTTATATTAACATCGTCAAATCCTTGTTCACCAATAATTAATTGATCATCAAATATTCTTACAATTATACCGTAGTTTGTACTATCCCTTACTACTAAATTTACATAGCTTGGAATAGAGTTAATTGGATGCCATACAGCACGACCAGATTGTGTACTGTCGCTTCTTTCGAATATATAAACTGTATGATATGGATTATCACGACTCGTTAATGCAACCCTTGGACTTTTACCTTCCACTACTGATATATCTAATGCATAACCAAAAGTTTGACCAGCCACATCATTAGTAGGAGCTAAAATTGTTTCTTTTTCATACAATTCACTTACTGCATTTTTCTTATATATAATTACTCGACCAGTTTTTGTTATACTTGTTGTGGAATAATTTTGAAAGGAAACAACTAAGTAATCACCTTTTATAACAACTGTTTCTCCAAACCCATTATTTGATGCAGATCCCGTATACAATTCTGAAGGACATATTAGTTCTTGTTTTAATTGCCAAGTTGAACCCACTTGCTTATAAATGTTAATAGATCCTTGGGGTATAGATGCATTTGAGTGCGTACGACCAACATGACCTACTGCAAGATAATCCCCATCTAATGAAACTGATTCGTTTCCATGAGCAAAGTATATACCAGTACTAGCAGCTGGTATAATTTTACTATTAAAGGACCAAACATTATTACCATTAATATCAACTGCACTATTCCATATTTCAACAGAACCAGTATCGGCAACACCATGAGTTGTTTCATCGCCTGGAGCTGATATAGCTAATGTATCACCACTTAATGATACACACGTACCAAACTTATCATTTGCAAAATTTGTATCAGCATCACTTGTTGTACTTACAATTTTTTGTTTTTGTATAAAGGTTTTACCTTTATTTACTGTTTCAAACACATATACTGCACCTGAGTCTGGATTTTGATTATCGTCGTCTCTTGGTGATGAAGCGACAAATGTATCACCACTCACTGAAACAGATCTACCGAATGCATCATTATTTGCGTTATCACTTGATTCAATTAATTCTGATAAAGTATAGTTGGCAGCAATTGCAGATTTTGGATCATATACGCCCGCAGAAGGTTTTAACGTATTATCCCAAGGATAATTAACCTGTATTTCTTGCTCATTATATAATAATTTAAAAAATGTTTCAATCGATTCAAATGAACCGCGCATTTTATAGAAGTCAATTATTTTTTCGTATACTGCTCTTTTATCGACTGGTGAAGTTTTATCTAAAGCTGGTGCAATTTCTTTTTGCATTAAATCTAGAAACTCTTCATGAGCTTCCATTAGATTTAAAGAATCTTCCATTGTATTTAAACGATATGATGGACCAGATTCGATATAATTATAAACGAAAGTTTTCATTGTAATTTTTCGTTTATTTAATCTTGGTGATAATCGATATATATTTACTGTACGACCAGTTGGTTCGGGAGAGTCTGCAACCCGGCCGGGTAATTTATTTGAATTACTAATACTAATATTTCCAGTAAAGATATCATCAACAACTTCTGGATATACTAAAAGTCTTACATTTACTGGTGCTGATCCTAATGTTGCATCATATCCTGTACCATTATTAGATGCAACAAAAATATCACCAACAAAATATTCATCTTCTTCTTTTCCAGATATATTATTAATTCCAGCTGCAATATTTGAAGCAGTACCATTACCTAAACTTATAATTTGATAACTAGATCCGACTGATAAAGTCTCGCTATCATCTAGTAATATATTATCACCTACTAAATCTGGTGATCCGTCCTCATCACCAACAAGTAAAGGAACGCCGTCTTCGTCAAAAAACTGTGCAGCAAGAACCATTCCTCTTTGGAAAAACTTATTTGGTTCGTTTATTCTAAATACTGCGGTGTTATCGATAACGACATCTTCAAAAGTTTCTTCATCTTTATATGTAAACTCTTCTAAGTTCATATACTTGTAATAACTTTCTAGAAAATCACGTATACCACCAGTACTTGATTCAGTTGCATATTCTAATAACTCTTCTGGTACTAAGTCTTCTATACGTATATCTTCTTTAGATCTCGCTTTAGCAGATCCAACCAATTCGTACTGATCAATACCAGAATTAGTATCACTAAATGTAAGAATTGTGTTTTCACCAGTAACACCAAATGATTGAGGCTGGTCTATCGTAATATTTAGTCTATCAGCCGAGACGCCTGTGACTCGAGGAGCTCCTACAATTCCTTTACCAGATACTACTTTGCCTAATAAGGGATTCATTATTTCAGCAGGGATACTTCCATCGCTTATAAGAACTGGAACATACCCTAATAAAATTTGTGTAGCTGCTTCGTATCTATTAACACTTTCTGAACGACGTGTAGTATCAAAGTCTACATTAGACCTAACGTCTTCTATATATCCTCTAGAAAATGAATCTGGGTTTTTTAAGCTTTGTTGAGCCATATAATTATCTCATCCTACTAATAGTACTATAATCAATAGTGCCGGCTGATCCCGAATATGCAATAGTATCTACTGATCCTTTAGCATTAATTCTAGAAGAATCTATGTTAATAATTTGATTTCGTTTTGGTGCTAAATCTAATGAATCCGGAAGTAAACTTATAGTAATTGGAGACGTATCATCAGGAGAGAAATTGTTTAATGTAACAATACCCGTTTCTGCAAAAATTTGTCCAACATTTCCATTTACAATAATATTTTCGTTATTTACAATTTTATATGTTACAATCTGTCTATCTTCAGAATCTAATATTTTAATATCTCCAAAGAAATGATCTATACCATTAAACTTAAAAGGAGTGCTTGTAATATTAAAATCAGCACCGTCAGTAAGATAAAATTTACCGACAAAGGTCAGATTAAAATTGTTTTTAACTCTACTCACTGAAGGAATAATTGTTTTTGTTAAGAATGGTCTGATAGTAGAACTTGTAATTGCTGGATCAGCATTATCAACTAATCCTAGTAATTCAGAATGTCTAAATACGCCATCAAAACGATTCAGTTGATTAAAGTTATAATCTAATATAACATCTTTAACAAGTGATTCGATTGCTGAATTTGATCGACTTGTCAACGATGGGTTATATTTAAAAAGTACATCAATTTCAACATTTGTAAATTCAGGATCAACTAGCTCAGGTGTAATTGATACAATATTCTTTGTTTTTATAATTGTTTTAACTTCTGCTTTTTCGTTTTCTGTTAATGCATCACCAATAAGTGGCTTAATACTAATATAAGCTTTACCGAAATCTGGAATAAGATTATCTTCACCACCCCATGTAGATATTGACTCAATGTTTGCAAAGTTCTTTTGAATAATTGCTGTATAGTCTTGAGATGTTACGGCTCGATCTTGAGCTTGGAAAGTAATAGGAGCATTAAAGCGAATTGACTCGGTTGTTTCTGCTTCGGATCCACCATTTGCAGAAATAATAGTAGTAGTTGTAATTTCTGGTTCATTTAATGTTGGAAACGCTGTAACTAAGTCAAAACTATTAGCACCATTTGCTGCAATGCCCTGTGTCACAAGATAATCAAGAGTTACAATGTTATCATTAACTGGTTTTTTACCAATAATACCATCACCAAAAAAGATTTGATAGAATCCACTTGAATTTTCTTGTAGGTGATATACAAGTGTATCTGATACAACATCTTGTAAACTAGAAAATAATTGATAACTATCAAAACTTTCTGATTGTTGATTATTTTGAACTCGTACTCTTAACGCTGAAGTATCAGCATCGGCATCTGATATTTGGAATTTTTGGTTTTCAATATCATTATCAACACGATATGATAATGAACGTATAGTACCTTCTGCTATTGGAACGGCCTCATATGTAAATGTTTTACTAGTTGTCGTCCCACCATCTATTGCCCTATCATCTCTAATTGCAGTTTGAGATTCTAATGAAGAAAAAGTATATGACACACCATCAACAATAGTAGTAAATTTTGTTCCTCTTTCTAATACAAGCGTTGTTGGCAAATTAATAGAATCGCTACTAGTAACATCAACTACTAATTTTATAACAGCTCTTGGCGCTAGAATTGATCGAGGTACGTAACCAAGTAAACCGGCACGCGATACAACGTTACCACGAATTTGCGCAGAATCAAGAAAGGCTTCGTTTAATGCAAAATGTGCTAACATGGCATTATAATGAGTATTATATGCAAGTATGTCTAATAGAACGCTTAGCCCAGAACCATCAAAATCATAATCTTTAAATTTTGATTGTGATTTCATAAAGTTTTTTAGATTATCTTTTATCTGATCAAAATCTAGTTCTGTAACATTTAAATTGGTAGCCATATTTTATTACCTTAGTCTTCTTAAATTAATTTCAACTTCTTGAATCGAATCATTTTCTTTTATACTAAAAATTATTGTAACTCTATAGGCATTTTCATTCGTCGTAGATTCAATTATAACATTTATATTTTCTATTCGTGGTTCATGTAATGATAGTACATTAAAAATCGCATCTTTTAGAGCTAATCGTGTTATAGCATCGTTAGGTTCAAATAATAAACTTCTTAAATTTGCACCTAGGTTTGGCTGAAAAGGTCTCTCCATAAAATTTGTGAGCAACAAAGTTCTTATTGCATTCTTTACGGCCTGTTCACCAATCAAAGGTATAATATCTTTCTTTTGCGGGTGTACTATCATTTGCAAATTTAAGTCGCTATACCGCTTTGTATCAGTTTGAGAATGTCCTACTGATGCTGGTGTTTTTCTATCATTATAAGCATTATTAGTCGTACTCGTACTCGTAGTAGAAACAGGAGTAGAAACTGGAGTCGAATCAGTAACAGTGCTAATTGGTTGAGAGTAAGTATAAGCCATAATAGTATTTATACGCTTTATGTGATTCGTTTAATTATTACCACATAAACTCATTTATATTTCTCCTAAGCTGTAGCTACTATTCTTACTGTAGGCATAACATTACCTGTTTTATGATGGTTACCATTTCCGCCACCGTCCATTAAATTTACTAAATGTAATCTAAATGCTCCTGTATTAGTATATTCTGCAACATCCAATTTTATAGTTTTAGCACTAGTCCAAGTATTAATATTTCCAGCTGCTGTATTACCTGTACCATCAACACTTAATACAATTGTAGTAGTAAATAGTCCTTCTTTAAAGCCGTGAGCTCCAAAATAATTTAATGGTCTATCTGTTAAATATGTTCCATCAACCTTAGGTTTAAAATGTAATAGCGCATCGTCATAATTAGGATTGTTACTGTGCCCCAAAGAGTATATTCCGCCAACATAAATCTCATACGTAATTTCAACCGTTTTAGTTCCAGCTGGTGGATAATAATCAAATTCTGTACCACTAACTGTTTGATAACCTGAGTTACTATGACTATAAACTGACTGGCCGTATTGGGTTTGATCAGCTGTATCCATAGTTACATCTCTACTATTACCACTACCATCAGCTTCAGCATCTATGGTTCTTCCATCACCAAGACCAGTTAAATATTCTATAACTTCGCCTTTTCTATAGCTGCTGCCTCCGCTAGCCCATTCTAATACAGTGCCACTTGATGGCCATTTTAAAACTTGCCCTGAAGTACCAGCTGAGTTAGGAATTGTAAAGTGTTCATTTTCTATAGTACCAACCACATCTACACCCGTATCTTTTACAGTAAATCTACGAGCATAGCTATTATCGGCTTGTTTATAAACTACCTGTAAATTACCAGCCGTATTAGTAATTAAATCATCAGGTGATTCTTGTATTTTAATATTAGACCATTGTAATCCTTCGCCAGGACCAGGGTCAGAAAATTTAAGATGATTAACACCAATAATATTATGGTTTTGCATATCTAACATATTCACACAACAAAAAGATTCATCATCTTCATCTACAGCGGCCATTTTAAGACGTGTATTATAGTTAATGGTTATAAATCCTGGATCATCGTGATCATTTAGCGCGCTATTAGATGGTGCTGCATACGTTAAATGCTGTACATCTGATCCACTGCCTGAAGCATTAGTAAATACACGATTAATAGTAGTGTCCTCATAGAGATCTCGGATATTCTCATCCATCTCATTATAAGTTAACGCACTACCTTTTGTTCCTCTTTTCGTTATTGTCATTGTATTATCCCGTCTTCTCCATAGTATATTCCAATATACGACGATGTTGTTCCTGGCGTATCTTCTAAATAATCAGTCGATACATAATTAAATAAATTTTCTTCTTCAGTTGTTAATGGCTCTGGAAACTGATAACATTGAGCTTCCAATGCAGCCTTAGCAGTAGGATCTGTTTCTGCTGCTATTTGTGCTAATAAAGATACATAATTTGGTTTAGCCATTCATCACCCCGCAATTACATTTCCTGAGCCTTGTGCTGAAGCATTCGGAACCCAGCTACCATGACCACTTGTTGAATCGGTAATACGATGAACACCTTTACCATTTACAATCACCTTACTACTTTTACCTACAGCCTTATCACCACATCCTGTAGAGTCTCCTTCTCTTATTGCGTCTTTATTATTTACTTTCACATTAGGAGAACCCGCTGTATAAGAAGTCTTATGAAACGGGTTGGGGGTGGGACTTGCGTGTCCCTGATGTGAGTCGCCTTTTCTTGTAATGCCCGGCATATTATTCTCCTATGAGTTTAGGTAAATCTTACCGCTAGTGTTTGTTCTTTGATCACCACCATAATTTTCAGTAACGCTGCCACCAGTTGTTTCAGACATTGTACCACCAATGTCTGTTGATTTACTTTTACTATAAGTTTCAGTAACATCACCACTAACATCTTCTACTACATTACCACCAACGGTTTCAGTAAAATTACCACCAATCGTTTCTGTTTTATCACCAGTAACATCGATATTCCAATTACCAAGAATAGTTGTATTACAGTCTTGGTCTATTGTTAAATTACAAACACCTGTTATATGAACATTATCATTGCCAGTTGTTATTTGGAATCGGTTACCATTATTTTGTACAACATCGCCATTAGGATGTATCTCTACGAATGTACCAGAGCGATGTCTTACATTAATTCTTTCAGCACCTGGCGTATCGTCTATTTCAATAATATGACCAGATGTTGTTTGTGTTACTTTATTATTTGGATACTCTGCAGCATAAGCTGTAGCAGGTTCTTCAGTTACAGTATCAAGTTCTCGTGTAATGGTGTTCGTACCACGTGCTAACAAGTTTGTGTCTACGTAAGTACTTTCTGTTCCTTGTAATTTTGGATATGT